CCTTGAACGAGTTAGATGTTAAAGAACCTGTGGCAAGCTATTCCTGGAAAGGTCCTGCAGCCTGTTCACATGTTGGTCACTGTCCTTGCGACCTGCTAATCACATTTCGATCAGATCTAAGTTTACCAGTAATTTATGTTACCCGCTCTGTGGGTGGCAGAATGAAGAGTACAGATGCTATGCTTTCAGAAGCAAGAATGAAGATCGATGGCTGTTGCGAAACGAAACACGGTGTGATTATGAAAAGGAAGTTTGGTGTAACTGATTCTGATGCTTTGAAACATGCAGTAGAAGCGTCTGGTTATACTAATATAAAGTTCATTAAAAGCGGTTTGAACACACAATTATCGATGGGAAATTCTCCTATCCGACCAGTTGATCCTAGAATGGAGTCTGCTGCTCAAATGGCAGATGTAAACTGGTTTAAAGATCATGGATTTAGAGAGACGACAGCCTGGTTTCAGAATAATGTGTGGAGACCCTATGTGAACTTTGTTCCTTGGAAGTCTCAACGAATAAAAGTCTTAGAAGAAAGAGAAAAGACCGAAGTCCCTTCTCTCAAAGCATTGGCAGCCCGATCCATATCGGGGTATAATGCAGCTTTGGGAATGACTAATGGTCGTCCTCATGTTATTTCAGCAATGGATAACTTGGAAGGACCTAAGGCTGTTGAGGCGATGGCAAAGCATGCTAGACCAACTGACAAGCTTACAGAGCCGTTAAAAAAGGCTCTTGATGTAGTCCCACAGGCTTTAAATATGATGTACACCTCTATGGGCTCCGTAGACAAAATAGGCACCGTCGATCCAGTTCTCAGTTTTCAGAGAACCGACGGAATGTACCTGGGAGCTTCAGCAGGATCATACTTCGAGAGTGTAGCGAAGTATGAAATACCTGGAGAGGGGGAGGAAATATTGTTGATTAAGAAGGCTTCTCAGAAGAAGGTTCATTCTCATCATGCCTCCGTTTATTCGGTAGCCGAGTTCCTTGCCGGCTACCCCCCTCCAGGCATCGTCTTTACACAAAATATGAAGAATGAGTACTACTTTGACCGTGAACAAAAGCAGAAGAATTTAATATCTTGGCAAAAATGGTTGAATAAAGTTAGAACTTATGAGATTCCGAATGAGATTTTTATTCTATTAGAACGCATGACTCAGATGGTGAGAATGATGTTCGAACGAGGACATCTCATATCAATCGGAATGAAATGGGCACGAGGCGGAGCGCAAAAGTTAGCTGAGCGTATGTCCGCCTGTTTTGGCTCGGAATGGAAACGCATCTTTGGGGATGGAGATTTTGATGCATTAGATCAGAATATTCATTATATCTTTAATCAACTGTTCTATACAATGGGAGCAGTTTATTATAAGAAAGATCACCCTCAATATATTGAAATGATGCGTGCTATCAGATTCCTTGCGCAGGCCGTTTCTGTTCGTATGGTTCGCTTTTTTAAAGAACTTGTAGCAATGATAATTGGAAAGATGCCGTCTGGATGTTGGATGACTTCCCACGGAGATTCTTGGATTGTTGTGTTGTGGTACTTCATGTTCGGCTTAATGCAGATTCTTAAAGCCCCATTGGATAGACGTGAAGAGATGGAAAAAGATCTTATCCTTAGGGTTCTTCTTATTATTGTTTATGGCGATGACCACATTCAAGGCAGTGAAAGAAACTGGACTTCAGAGTATTTTAATGAAGATCAGTTTGCCATGTGGTGCAAATCCTACTTAAATGTAACGGTGAGGGACACCAGAAAAGACGTACCATTTGTGGTTCAGGCACGGAATGGGTATCGTGTTACTGAAGGTGTCGTGTACTTAAAACATTATATTATTCGAAATAAGGATAAATCTACTGGTCAGGCTTATTATCTTCCTTTTAGAGATATGTTTGACTACCAGGTTCGTTCAATGTGGGGTCGTGAATGTAAGGACCGAGACATTTACGACTACATGTTATCTGTGCTGGGACATGCTTATGGGACCTATGGGTCGAACTTTTGTGCGTACAATTGGCTTCGACACGCATTTGTTTCCTCAGTCAGTTTATTGGGAGTCGATAATTATGCTCGTACCTTGGGAGAGGTTGAGAATAGAGGACATACCAACTCTGACTTTGTTAAGAAAATGCGACAAGCAGACATTCAGCTAGATGACCTTCGTAAAGGTTTTCCTACTTGGGAGACACTTATGAAGAAGAATATTTACGATCCGGTGTATCATGAACATGCTCGAGAAGACAC